CAATTTTTTTTGCAGAAAAATTTGCAGAAAAATCTACAGTTTCCGCCAGGATTTTAGCCGGAAATATAAGGTTCCTGACGCATCCGGTGACATGTTACGGTGCTAGTATGCGACCGGATTGGTCTTGTTTGCAGGGTCAATGAGCGCGCAACTACTAGACTGGCAACAGGGCGGAAACAGGCTATTGTTGAGAATTATGAAGCCGCCCGATTTGGGCTGTTTCGCGTCGATCGACTAGCTCTAGCCCTGCTGAAACCCTGCCGAGCCCGTACCAGGCGCCCGCCGGCCGCGCCCCGTCTCCATCGGCATCCTGCCCGATACCTCCATGCGGCCCCAGGCTGCCCCGTACCGCCCGCGCGGCCCGTGGCCGTGTACTGTGTCGCGCGGCCCCTGCGGCGCCTAGAATCGCCGGCGGGCCCGGGTATGATCATGCGGCCCGTTCTGACGCGCGGCCGGCCGTTGCGGCGTCAGTGTACCCGCAGGCGCCGCGCGGCCCGTGGTGACGCTACAGCGGACGCGGGCGGCCCCTTAACGCGAAACGGCCGCGCCAGGCGGCCGAATCGCGCGCTATGTGGTGTGCGTCAGTCTACTTCGTCGCCGTACAGCGACCATCGCCACAGAATGATAAGAGCGTTCTGTTGTGTTACCTCATCCAGCGAAGGGTACTCGGTCTTACCATCCACGAGGTGCGCTATGCGTATCTCGCGCTCGTCGGGTACATCCTTCAGAATGCGCTTGAGCTGCCCTACAGTCAGTGCCATTACTTCCCGCCTCCGCTCGGTAGGCGCGCGGCCCGGAGCCCGATTATCGGCCAAAGGTCATTTGCGCCCACGATATGCAATTCTGCTTCGATCTCTCCCGCTGTTGCCGGGTATTGTGCAACTTGGGCGGCGAGCTTGTTCGAGAGCCTATTGTCGGCTGCGTCAAGGTCGGAACAGGACCGCGATAGGTCGATCTCCTGTTTCCACGTATCGACGCAGGCGTGCACGTATTGGATCTCCGGTTTCATTACTTCCCGCCTCCGCTCATCTTGCCAAGTGCGTACCAAATCGCGAGCCAGAAAAGAAAGTACATTGCTATCAGTGCTTCAAGATCGTTCATCGCGCACGCTCTGCGCGCTCGCGCCTATCGGTCGGTGTCTGCGCAACGATTCCAGAGCACTCCCGACAGTAGGTTCGGCCGTTCACGACGTTGCCGTCGTGCAGTCCTGACACGGTCATTGTGCACCGCGTGCACGGCCGCGGAGCCTGCCGCAGTGTCGCGACGATCTGCGCGAAGTGCTCCGCCGGGTCGCACGGTACCGACTGCGCGCCTTGGTCAGCTTGCCAGATAGCCTCGTACGACGATTCGTCCGCAGGATCCAACCCGGCCGCCTCACACACTCTGATAATGAAGTCGGAAATGGTGCTCATGCCGCGCCGTCTTCGTCTTCGTCTTCGTCCTGCACCTCGCGTAGCCATTCGTACCCTTCGGCAAGCAATGCCTCGTACACGTTCGCGGCGACTATGTTCGCGGGAGTAGGCGACCCGTCAAACGCAGGACCGCACTCGGGCTCTTCCGTTGCGAGGCTGATGTCATCAGCCGCGAGCTTCATCAAGTCGGCCGTGTAGACAGGCACGGCCGAATCGGCATACTCGTGTAGCACGTCTTCGGGCTCGGAAGACTCGAGAAAGTTGTCGCGGTCTGTTTCGAGCGTGTCGCGAAAGTCTGCCAGCAGACCCCGCAGTGTCGTGGTGTCTTCGCTCATGTCTCCTGCTCCTTTGCCGTGGTGACTAATCCTGACAGGGTACCAATCCCTGCCGACGGCGCCCGATGCGGCGCGCCGTTTCGTCATGGCGTCAGTACCCGAGCGTGCGCAGCCGCGCTCCTTCATACGTCCAGCGGATTGACGCGAGTGCGGCAGCTGCGCGGATTCCTATGGTGATCTGCTCTTCATACGGGGCCCGTCGCATCGCGCGAAGCAATGCCGCGCGCGACCTGATGGTCCTGCGAATGCGCTCCTGCTCAACAGGCAGGAAGTAGCTCCACCGCCGGCGCAAGTCCTTTGCAGTCGGGTGATATGGCCAATCCATAGCGGTGATGCATTGGGGGCCAGTCATCGCGTGTACCAGGCCTCGGCGTCGCGCTCTTCGTCCTCGGGCCTGACGGGGCTGTAATCATCTTCGGGGACGCTGTAGTAGTGGACGGACACTGTGCCTCCTTCTTCGGTGTGATTGTGCTGGTACAGTTTCATGGTGTCCTCCTTGCGGGGTTGCTACCTGACCTCAGTATACCCCGCCGCGCAACACTTGCAACCCCTTAGGAGTGCACTTCACACAAACTTAACAATTCACAGAATCGCGGCGATGATGTCCCGGACGCGATCCATAGTTTGCGGGTCGACATGCGAATACGTCGACTGCAAGACGCGGGACGAACTTTGGCCGAGGATGCGGGACAGCTCCTCGTCCGGTATCAGCCCCCGCAGCCGCGTGGCATACGAGTGCCTCAGCACATACGGCGTCAACCCCGCGAACTCACTGCCCGCGATCAGCCTGCGCCACGACTGCCGGAACGCCTGCGGGGTCCATGGCCCGCCAGGGCTGCGGATCGGGTCCAGCGACGCGAACACGTAGCCGACCTCGGACCATCTGCCGATGCGCATCTTGTACTCGGATTGCCGGGCCTTGTGCGCCTTCAGCATCGCGATCAGGTTCGGCGGCAGGGGCACGTCCCGCTGGCCGCGCCTCGTTCCCTTAGTCTTCTTCCGCCGCGGATCCCGGCCCCGCGCCACCTCGAGGGTGTGGTGGACGTGAGCAAGACCTTTCTTCGCGTCGATCTCCTGCCACAGTAGCGCCATTGCCTCGCCGGGCCTGGTCCCGGTGCCCAGCATGAACATGGTCGCGTCATGCACCTGTTGACGACGTTCGATAGTCATGTGACCACAGTCAGTAGTCGCCAGGTGCTTGAGCAGCGCCTGGGCCTCGTCGGCGCTCAGTGCCCGCTTCTCCTGCGTGTCAATCTGAGGCTTATCCCGCCTCTTCAGCGATGAGCAGGGGTTGCGGAACAGGAGGCCGTCCGTCATGGCCTGGTCGAGGATCGTGGCGAGCAGATTGGCGACCTTGCGGGCTGTGGTGCCGGACAGACCCGCATCCGCGAGGTCGCCGTGGAATGTGCGGACGACCATCGGCGTGATATCGATGAGCTTGTAACCGCCGAGCCGGGGCGTGATGTGCGTGTCTAGCATGTAGGCGTGGTGTTGGTGGGTCTCCGGCGAGCCGCGGCGCAGTGATTCAGCGTACCAGTGATCGGTGTACTGTTCGAGCTGTCCGGATTTCCCGGACAACTGACCCTTGTCGCGCTTAGTGAGCAGTTGCCGCTCCAGCCGCTTGGCCTCGGCCTCAGTGCCGTGGACGGTCCTCGATATGGCCGGGCGCTTGCCGTCGGGGCGCGGGCTGGCGCGCAGACGGACGCGGTAGAGGCCGGGGGCTAGGCGGTGGACGCTCACTTGGACTTGTGCTTGGCAATTTCCTCTTCGGCCAAGTCGCGCCGTATCCATTCCATGCCGGCGGGACCGCGCAGAACGTGCCCACGCTCGGCCTCGTACGCGCTCTTGTACTTGGCCACGAGGTGGGCGAGGGCGAGGATGGTCTTGTCGGCCTTGGACTCGCGGATGTACCTGATACCGAACCCGCCGTGGAGCATGAAGTTGTGCTTCCCGTCGTCGAGGTACTCCTCCACCTCCGCGCACTCCGCGCCCGCTGTCTTGAGGATGTCGCGGGGGTCGTCAGGCATTGTGCTCCTCCCAGCGGCGGTCGAGGTCGGCGTGGACTGCGCTGGATGAACCTTCGCGCGGACCATCCTCGACCAATATGCAGATGTCCACACATGCGAGGTTCAGTTGGTACCCGTACCTGGCCACGAGGCGGGCGAGGGCGAGGACGGCGGCGTCGGCCTTGTCTTGCCTGACGACCGCGTGCCCGGCGATGACCGTCCCGGCGAAGGCCGTCGACACCTTCGCCCGATTGCGGAACGGCTGGTACTCGTCCAGGGCGTGACACTCCACGCCCGCCGCCTTCAGGACTTCTCTCGGGTCGTCAGTCATCCCTGCACCGCCAGCGTCGTCTTCCACTTCTCGGGCGGCTCGACGGGGGACGAGAATGGATGCACGTAGATATCCACCTTGCCGGGGAACGCCCCGGTGTCGATGTACTCGATCTCGACGGCCTCCGTCTTCCCGGCCCCGAGGATTGCGATGTCCACCTTCGACTTGAACTCGCGCCACGTCATCATGCCGCCCACCGAATTGTCACCTCGTGGAACCGGCGGCCCGTGTCGAGTGGATACGTGCGGCCCGGCTGCATGACTGTTCCATCCGGCATCTTCAGCGGCCCCCAGCGACCATCTGATGCGACCGTTTCGATGTCGGCCGTGGCGCCCCACTCCACCTCGGCACGACCGGCCTTGACTGCCGCTAGCGCCTTCTCCGTGACCTGCGTCGCGGCTGCGTCCTGTTTGCTCACCATGCCCCCCCTCTCGGCGTCGTACTTCTTCATAGCAGCGGCGATGTGAGCACCGAACGAACGGTCATGTTCTGCGACTGACCCGAGGACACTCCGCAGCCGCTCGTTCTCGGCTTCGAGCGCGGCCATGCGGGCGAGAAGTTCGCCCTTCATGGCGTCTGCGAGTTGGAACGTCACGTAGCCGTCAGACGAACCGATGTACTCCTCATACTCCCTCGTCTTGGGCAGTGCGCTCATCATGCCTCCATTCTAGCACATTGTGTCATTAAGTGTGTCACGCCGTTTTGGACCACTTTGGACACTTTGGGGAATATGCTGTTTTGCAGGGGATTCCGTGGTGGGCGACGTTGGAATTGAACCAACGACCTCGTGCTTGTCGAGCAGGCGTATTTGGTGCTCTCAGGCACGCTGAGCGTTTCGCCACGCACAAGATTTTGATACTGGCCGCCACGCTAGGCTCGGGGTTGTGTGTCATTAATTGTGTCACGGCTTCAGTCCTCGGCGCGGGCGCGGAGGTCGGCAAGCCAGTTTGTGAACCCCTTTGGGCTATCGAACCCACCAGCCTCGTGGTATGCCTCCAACAGCATCCGGTCCCGCTCCGCCAACGCGGCCTCGGCCTGTTCGTGTGCTGTCTGCCAGAAGTCGACGGCCCCCAACGCGGCTGACAGCTTTCTCTCTAGCTCGGCGATGCGGGCGTCCTTCTGCTGGCCCTCCATGATGTCCATCATAGACC